GCCGTCGCCGCGGCGAAGCGCGGCAAGAAGGATAAGTCACAAATCAAGCGCGAGTTGGAGGACTGCGGCCAGCCGCCAATTGCACCCGCGCTGCCGATGCTGCTGGTCGAAGAGCCGACGGTCGAAGGCATCGTGAAGCTGCTCGACGAAGCCTACCCTTCCATCGGGCTGTTCTCAGACGAAGGCGCCAAGATGCTCGGCGGATACTCCATGCAGGAGGACCGGCAGGCGTCGACCGGCGCGGCCCTGTCCCAGCTGTGGGACGGCAAGCCGATTAAGCGGGTGCGCGGAACCGACGTCACCAAGATACTCGACGGGCGCCGAATGTCGCTCCACTTGATGGTTCAGGCGGGTGTGGCATCCAAGCTGTTCGGCAACAAGGCGCTCCGCGATCAGGGCATGCTCAGCCGCATGCTGGTGGCAGCGCCCAAGAGCCTCCGCGGTCAACGCCTGTGGAAAGAGCCATCGCAGGAATCGTGGGACGATCTGGAGAAGTACAAGTCCCGCCTTTCGAACCTTCTGCGGCAGGCGTTCAGCCGCATGCACCCCGAGACACGCGAGCTGGAGTTCAGCACCGCGCAACTTCAGCCGGAAGCGCGCCAAATGTGGATTCGCTTCAGCGACCACCTCGAGACCCAACAGGGCGAGAAAGGGTCGCTGTCGCCCGTGAGCGACCTCGCGGCCAAGATGGCCCAGCACGCGCTCCGGCTGGCCGCTGTGGTATCGTATTTCGAGGCAGGCGAGATGACCGCCACGGCGGGCATCAGCCCAGCCGCGATGTCCGTCGGGATTGCCTTGGGCGAGTTCTACCTCGCTGAGGCCCTGCGCCTATTCAACGCGGGCACAGTTAGCGAGGACTCTGACAACGCGAACGCGCTCATCGACTTCATCCGGGGAGAGAAGCTGGAGACCGTGGGCAAGCGCTGGCTGAGCCGCTTTGCTACGCCGAACCACCTCCGCCCTGCCGAGGTGCTACAGCGCGCGATTGATCTGCTGATTTTCCACGGCCACCTGGTGCCCATCGCGGGCGGGGCAACCTTCGAAGCGCGCGGTCAGGAAATCAAGGAACGGGTCGCTTTCACCGTCATCTACCCGGACGAACGGCCGTGAGCACGTTCGAACGCTTTCAAGCGGACGTGGCCGGCTGGACCGACCCTGAGGCCAGCCAGACAGACACTGCCGCGGCGGCCGTGCCCAGCGATCACCTTGCCCGGGTTCGGCGGGAGCTCGATGAGCTTGAGCAAGGGCAGAAGCCATATGGGCTCACCGATGAGCGCTGGTTCACGCTACTGCGGGATCTGCGTAACTTCGCCGACCAGTGGCTGGACCTGGCGCTCGGCTGCGGTTGGAGCCTGAAAGACCTATACGGCGCGCCGGCCGAGCTGCACCATCGCCGCCTCGATCAGAGCGGCGTGGTGGCCCTGCTGGACGGCCGGCCGGTGGTCAGCATCGACCCCAACCGCATCGTCATATCGAACGGCCGCCACGCAGCGCACGTCTTCTATCGGCAGAGCCCCGGCGCCTCGGTGCCGTTCGATCGCAGCGGCGGTGACCTCATCTGGAATAGCCTGCGTCGCGGCAGGATCCGGAGGGTCGAATGGTGACCGCTGTCGCAACTGTCGCAACTGTCGCACCGTCAGACAGGAATGGCAGATTTCTGCGGGTTACAGCAAAGTGTCGCGGCACTGTCGCACGAAATGCTGCGACAGTTCGGCAGCCCGGGTTCGATCGGGCTGGTTTCATCGATTTCAGTGGGTGGTTTGGTGCCCGGTTCGCGGGGCTGGCGGGGAGGCCGGAACCCCTAGGCCCTTGGGGCCGTCGGGGGTTCCGACGCCTGTCAACCCGGCATTCGGGGTCGGAGGCAAGGTTTGTGCGATGAGCGGTGGCGAGAAACCGATGAGTGGAAGTTGGTGCATCCTGAGGACGTTGCCCAGCCGTACCCTGCAGCTTGCCATCTCCCTGGCCGATGCCGGATTCGAAGTCTGGACCCCTGTGGAGAGCATCAAGCCTGCCCCTCCCAAACGTGGGCCGGATGAACGGCCCAGCCGCCCTCGCAAGCTCCCGGCGCTGGTGACACGGCCCCTGCTCCCGTCATTCGTGTTCGCCCGTGCCGATCGGCTGGCGGAACTGCTGGCGCTGTCGCGGTCGCCTGCCCAACTCTACAGGGTGTGGGACACGGAGCAGCGCAGAATGGTGGTGCGAGGCCATCCGTTCTTCAGGCTCTTCCATGCCGGTGACGACATCCCGCTGGTGACCGATGATCAGTTGGCGCCGCTGCGCCGGATAGCCAGCCGGCGGAAGCCGCGGGGCAAGCCACGGGTGTTCAGTGCCGGCGATCAGGTGAAGCTGATCGAGGGCGCGTTCGCTGGGCTCACCGGCACGGTGCAGGAGATGCGGGGCAAGTTCGCCAAGGTGCTGTTCCCCGGGTCGACCCAAGCCTTCGATTTTTTCCCGTGGGTTCTCATTCCGGTAGTTGACCCAGCGGGCGAGGTTCATTAAAAGGGTTCTCAATCTGAACGGGCAAGCCGGATCAGATCCGCTGCCCGAGCAGCCCGAGCATGAGAAAGCCTAGTACGGCCTTGGCCTGGGAACGGTGAGTATCAGCGATCCAACGGAAGCCTCGCTTCTGAGTGGACTGCTACCGCAATGGAACCACTTGCACCGAGCCCATGACCTCCCCCGCGAGGCTTGGTCCAACCCCGACCGCCTCACGAAAGCGAGGCACCTGCCACTGGCGCTATCGAGAAGAGCTGGTCGGGGACTGATTGAACGGAGGCGCTGATGCCCAGCCGTCCTCCACACCTGAAAGCGAAGCCGAAAGGCAAGCCAGCATCTAACTGGAACCGGCGCGAGAGCCGCCAGGCACGTGGATACGGCCGCGCCCACGAACGAATGCGTGAGCGGGTGCTCCGCGAAGAGCCGCTCTGCCGAGCCTGCCTGGCAATGGACCCACCGCAGTACTCGCCCAGCGCGATCGCCGACCACATCACTCCGAAGGCCGAAGGCGGCACCGACGACCGGGAGAACTACCAAGGCCTCTGCAAGCCCTGCGACGTCGCCAAGACGGCGCGCGAGAGTGCGAGAGGCCGACTGCGAAATCGTTCAGCAATCAGCCCGCCACGATGAACGTCATGGGGGGAGGTTCGAAAGTCTGCGGCCCCTACCCATGGGACCGGCTCCGGGGGCCTTTTTTCGCACGTGCGATTTGGCGCTTTGCCAGCTTTGAAATTCAGGAGCAGTTGAAATGCAGCGAGGACGGAAGGCTGAGCCGCCTTCGGAAAAGGTCGCTCGCGGTACTCTCCAGCCGTGCCGCGATGCTAGCAGGCAGGAAATCATCGTGCCGGGTTCGCCCCCGGCTCAACCCGACTACCTAACGCCCGGCGCGATCGATGTTTGGCAGGAGGAAATTGGCCGGGTGATGTCCACCGGCGTGGTCGAAATCGATAGCTCGCTGTTTGCGCGCTACTGCTCGATCGAGGCGCTGATCCGCAAGGCTTTCGAGGCCGGCGCGCCGCCACCGGCGGCTTATCTAACTGAGGCGCGACGCATGGGTGAGCTGCTGGGCATCGCTGGCCGCAAGAGCCGTGTCGGCAAGGTGACGGATGACCCGAGCAAACAGGCGAACCCGTTCAACCGCAACGGACACCGGGCACGCTAAGGACTATGCGGCGGTCGCGCTGGCGTATGCCAAGCGCGGAGCTGCCGACAAGAAGCAGCGCCGGCACTGTAAGTGGGTTCGCCTCGCCTGCCAGCGCCATCTGGATGACCTGAGGCGCGCCAAGGACAAGAGCTGGGGTTACTACTTCGATCCCTGGCACGCGAACGACATCTGCGACTTTGCCGAAAAGCTACCGCACGTCGAAGGTGTCTGGGACACGGCGACGATCACGCTGGAACCGTTCCAGATTTTCATTCTCGCCATGGTGTTCGGCTGGCGCCGACACGAAACAGGCGGCCGGCGCTTCACCTCGGTCTACGAGGAAGAGGCTCGCAAGAACGCCAAGTCGACGAAGACCGCGATCGTCTCGCTCTATTGCCTGACGTGCGAGAATGAGCCGGGCCCGCAGGTTTTGACGGCCGCTACGACGTTCGACCAGGCCAAGAAGGTGTTCCACCCGGCCAAGCGGATGGTCGAGAAGATGCCCGAGCTGCAAGAGGCGTTTGGGCTTTCGCCGTGGTCGAAGTCGATCACCTGCGCCGACAACGGCGGGTACATGCAGCCGATGCACGCCAAGGCGAAAAGCCAGGATGGGCATAACCCGCACCTGGTGACCATGGACGAGTTGCACGCGCACACCGACCGCGGGCTGTTCGACGTCATGAATTCGGCCTTCGGTGCGCGGCGCAATCCGCTGATGTGGATCATCACGACGGCCGGGTTTAACCTGCACGGTGTCTGCTACGAGCAGCGCACCCTCGCCGTCAAAGTGCTCGAGCGATCGGTGATAGCCGAGCATATCTTCGCGATCATCTTCACGCTCGATCGAGCGGATGACTACGCCGATGACCGGAAGGTCGGCGACGATCCTTACGACGCCGCCAAGTGGATTAAGGCCAACCCGTTGCTTGAGGCCTCCAAGCCGCTTCGGGACGAAGTGGCCAAGAGGGCGATTGAGGCGCGCGCGAGCCCGGCCGCAGAGGGCGAGTTCAAGACGAAGCACCTGAATATCTGGCTCGGTGCCGCATCGGCCTGGCTGAACGTCACGCAGTGGCAGCTTTGCGCCGACACGTCGCTGACTCTGGACGATTTCGCGGGACTGGATTGCTACCTCGGCGCCGACCTTTCGAACGTCGATGATCTGTCGGCAATCGTGCTTGCCGCAGAGAAGGACGACGGCCAGTTGCTGGTGAAACCGTGGTTCTTCGTGCCGCAGGCCCGGCTGGCCAACCAGGACAACTCGCTCAAGCAGATCACGGATCTATACAAGCAGTGGGTCGCACAAGGTGCGCTGACCGCGACCGAAGGCGATTTCATCGACCACCGCGTCATCGAGGTGCTGATCCGCGATCTGAAAGCGGCTCTCGCGGTTCGCAAGGCCACGTTCGATCAGTGGAACAGCGGCCTCGCCATGGCTTCTCGCCTCAACGAGGAGTTCGACGACGGCGGCGAGCCCTTCGCGGTCCAGATGGCCAAGAACGCTCGGAACGTCACCGACCCGGCCAAAGCGCTGGAAGCCCGGGTCAAGGCCGGGCCTTCGCGGCTCCGCCACGACGGCAACCCGGTGCTCACCTGGATGATTGGCAATGCGGTGGTCGACCGCCGCGTTGATGGCAGCATCCTTCCCAAGAAGGAGACGCCGAACAGTCCGAACAAGATCGACGGAGTAGACGCCATGATCAACGCGACTGCTCCCATGCTCTTGCCCGCTGAAGATGACAGCGTGGACGACTGGATTGCGAGTTACGCGGCGTGAAGTGGTGGCAGGCCCTCTTGGGCAAGCGCCCCGGCGCCGACATCGAGGAAAAGCAGCTACTCGGTCCCGACGCCCTGGATGCGTGGACCTCCACGGGCCTCGGCTGGGGAGCTGGCTGGGGTGGAGCAAGCCGCCAAGACGGCGAGAACTTCCGCACCAATCAGGTCACGCTCGCGCAATGGCAGGACCGGCTCGCCGCAACGAACCCGCTCGGGCTGTCGGCCACCTGGGCCTGCGTTAACCTGATCGCCGGCACGATCGCCAGCCTACCGCTGATGGTGTATCGCACCGCCGCGAATGGCGTACGGACTGTTGCCGCCGATCACCCGCTCTACTTCGTGCTGCATGACAGCCCGAACTATGATCAGACGGCCCTGGACTTCTGGGAGTTCATGGCAGCAGCGCTAGAGTTGCAGGGCAACGCTTACGCTTCGATTGACCGGCGCAGTGACGGAACAGTCTACTCGCTGACCCCGATTCGGCCCGATCTGGTCGTCGTCCGCCGTCAGGACAACGGCTTTCTCCAGTACGAATGGCCCCAAGGCACCGACCGGGCGCTCAAGGACGTATCGGATGTCCTGCACATTCGCGGACCGATGGGTAATGCGATGGGCGGTGTTTCCACCCTGGCCGCGTGTCGCAGTGCGTTTTACGGCGCGATGGCTGCAGAAGGTGCGGCGAGCCAGACGTTCCACAACGGGATGCGTCCCAGCGGCGTGCTGTCGACCGATCCGAGCATAAAGCTCACGCCGGAACAGCGCACGGAGTTCAACGGCTATCTGCAGGAAAACTACCAGGGCTCGGTCAACAGCGGACGCCCCATGCTGCTCGATCGCGGCATGAAATGGCAGCAGATCAATATCACTCCCGAAGATGCCCAGATGCTCGAGAGCCGCAAGTTCAGCGGCGAGGAAATCTGCCGCATTTTCGGCGTGCCGCCGCCCATGGTGGGCTTCGGCGACAAATCCAGCAACTGGGGCACCGGCAAGGAAGTCGACGTTCTCGGCTTCCAGAAATTCACACTTCGCCGGCGCCTCAAGCGCATCGAGCAGGCCCTGCAAAAGCAGCTGCTGAGACCCGCCGACCGGGCGCAGAGAATCACGCTCGAGTTCAACCTAGAGGGGTTGCTGCGCGGCGACAGCCAAGGCCGAGCCCTCTTCTACCAAACGATGACGAACATCGGCGTGATGACCCGCAATGAGTGCCGCGCGCTCGAAAATCTTCCGCCGGTGCCGGGTGGCGACGTGATCACTGTGCAAATGCAAGACATTCCACTGAGCGAGGCCGTGAATCCGGCCCCTCGCGCGACGGTAGGAGGGCTGGGATGAACCATCTCGAGTTCAAGTTCGCGCCTGATGGCATGGACAGCAAGACTGGCGAGTTTGCAGGCTACGGCGCAGTCTTCGGGAACGTGGACAGCCACCGCGATGTCATCGAACCCGGGGCGTTCGCCGACTCTCTTGCGCAATGGCAGGCGCGAGGCGCGCTCCCCACGATGAAGCTGATGCACGGCACCGCAGCAAACCCCTTTTCCGGGTCCGATCTGCCGGTCGGCAAGTGGAAGTCGATGCGCGAGGACGAACGCGGCCTCTACGTCGAGGGCAAGTTGTCCGGCATGGACACGGATCGCGGCCGTTTTCACTATTCGCTGATGGAGGATGGTGCACTTTCGGGCCTGTCGATCGGCTACAAGACCATCAAGGCCGCTCCGGGCTCTGGCGCGGTCAAGCGGCGACTTCAGACGGTCGGCCTGGTTGAGGTCTCGCTAGTGCCCGAGGGCTCGAACAGCGAGGCCACGGTGACCGACCTGAAAGCCCTCCTGGAGGACGGGAATATCCCGCCACTCCCCGATTTCGACGAGCTCCTGCGCGAGGCAGGCTACTCGAAGACCCAGCGCACCGTGATCGCGGGCAAAGGGTACTTGCATCTGCTCCGGGGTGAGCCCGGCAGAGATCAAGACGTCGACCTCGTGTCGGCATTGCACGCCCTGCTCTGAGGGCGCCTCACCCCACAAGGAAACAGTCATGAAAAAGAACGTCCTGATGGGCGCGCATTCCAGCGTGCTCGCAATGTCGGCCGCCATGGGCGGCCTCACCCCGAACGAGCGCCGCTTGGGTCGCCTGCTGCGCGATGCTGGCGGTCACCCCGAACTGACGCCGGAGCAGAAGGCTGCGCAGATCAAGGAGCAGTTCGACAGCAAGGTCGATGCGGTGAAGGCGCTCGCCGAGAAGGCCCTCGCCGAAGCCGAAAAGGGCACACCGCTCTCGGAAACCGCCAAGGAATTGGCGGACGAGGCAATCATCGGCATGAACGAAGCGAAGGCGCGTCTCGACGAGCTGGAGCAGAAGGTGGCCGCCGGCCGCGCGAACGAAGCCACCGAGGCCAAGTCGCTTGGCGAGACTGTCACCGAAGACGAAGGGCTCAAGGCGTTCATCGCACGCAACACCAAGGGGCGCGTCAGCGTCGAGGTTGAGCAGAAGGCCATCATCTCGGCCCTCACGACTAACGCTGCTGGCTCGGCTGGCGGCGCGATCATCCCGCAGCGCATCCCCGGCGTCCAGGGCATTGCCAACCGGCCTCTGCGGGTTCGCGATTTGCTGATGGCGGGCCGGACCACCAGCAACGCGATCCAGTTCGTGCAGGAAACGGCGTTCACCAACGCCGCGGCTACCGTGACGGAAACGGCGGGCACGACCAAGCCGCAGTCTGACCTGCAGCTCAACCTGGTGACCTCCAATGTCACCACGATCGCGCACTGGGTCCAGGCAACGCGTCAGATCCTCGACGACCTGCCGCAATTGCAGTCGTATATCGACGGACGGCTGATGTACGGGCTCCGCTTCGTCGAGGACAATCAGCTCCTCAACGGCGGAGGCACCGGCACCGACCTGAACGGCATCTACACGCAGGCTACTGCGTCGACTGCCAACCTCGCGGTGATCGACACCCCAACCAAGATCGACGTGCTGCGCGCGGCGATCCTCCAGGCGACGCTGGCGAACCTTCCGTCGAGCGGCATCGTGCTCCACCCGACGGATTGGTTCACGATCGAGACGGCGAAGGATGCGCAGCATCGCTACCTTGTCGGCGATCCGCAGAACCGCATCGGCGCCCGCCTCTGGGGGCTGCCAGTGGTCGAGACGCTGGCGATGACCGCTGGCAAGTTCCTGACCGGCGCGTTCGATCTCGGCGCGCAGATCTTCGATCGGCAGGATGCTGCGGTCGAAATCTCGACCGAGGACGGCAACAACTTCGTCAAGAACCTCGTGACGATCCTCTGCGAGGAGCGCTTGGCGCTGGCCGTCTACAACACGGCCGCGTTCGTGAAGGGCGACTTCGCCGCCCAGATCACCGACCTGACTTCGTAATCATCAAGGAGGAGCGGGGCTTCGGCTCCGCTCCTTTCTCGAGCGCCGCAGTAGCGACGTTCTAGAAAGGAGACCGACATGACCGACGTTACCATGACGGCCCTCGACACGATGCACATCAGCAACGTGCGGGCAGAAAATCTCGCCGCCGGCGATGTGTTCACTGTGAACGAGGCTGACGCCAAGCGCCTTGAGGAAGCTGGCCTCGCTGAGCGCGGCGGAAAGACTGCTGATGCGGTCAATGTGGGCTTTGCGTCAGATCTCGCTAAGACCCGCGAGCAGATCGATGCCGAACGCGGCCAGGCCGATGGCCTTCACACCATCGGCCTGGCACCCGCGAACAAGGCTGCGCCAGCGCCATCCAATAAGACCGCGGCCTCCAAGCAGAAGGCGTAACACACGTCATGCGCGTGTTCGTCGTCAATCCGCCGGCGCCGGTGGTCTCTTGGGAAGAGGCTGACCAGCACCTGAAGCTTAGCGGCGATACGTCCCAACAGCCGGAAGTCGAGGCGATGATTGCAGCCGCGACCGCCCACATCGACGGCCCCGATGGCTGGCTCGGCCGAGCAATCGGCGTTCAGACGCTCGAAGCGCGATTCGAAACGCGTTCGTGCCGCGCGACCGTGCAGCTTCTGTATCGGCCACTGATCGATCTCGTCTCAGTGCAGTACCTCGACAACCAGGACGTTCTTCAAGACGCCGATCCGGCCGAGTTCGAGCTCCTGGGTTCGGAGCTGGCACCGATTGGCCCGGTGTTCCCATGGCAGGACGGCTCGCTGCGCCGCGAAGCCGTCCGGGTGACGTACCGCGCCGGTTACGCCGATCTGCCCATGGCCATCCGCGCGGCCATTCTGTTGATGGTCGGTGATCTGTACGCCCAGCGCAGCACCGTAGTAACAGGTGACCGCGCAGCTGCGGTCAGCGTCCCGATGTCGACCACAGTCGAGACGCTGCTCTCGCCGTTTAGGGTCTACCCCTGATGCTGACCGTTCTGCTCGCCACGGGCTTTTTCAACTCGGATGACACCGCCTTCGGCACGCCGAGCGACGTGACCACCCCGGCGTCGCGCACGATTGTGTTGACGCAAGCTGGCACGTCTTTTGTCGCGGCGCAGTCGATCGATCCGTCGGATATGCTCGACTACATGATCGACCTTTCGGCGATGCTTACCGAGGGCGAACAGTTCTCGACGCTGAGCCTGGTGATCCTTCCATCCGCAGTGGCGCAGGGCTTCACAGTCCTGAGCACGCCTCCTTACCACCCGGAAGAGATCGACAACTCTCACGTCCGCATATGGGTGACCATAGATGGGGCGAGCCGGAGCCTCCCGGCATGGAGCGGGCAAGGCACCAACTGCTCGTTTGAGTTGACCGCAACGACGAACAGCACGCCTCCGCGCGTGTTCCAACGGACGGCCTCAATCCGGGTAACGCAGCGATGATTATCACGGTCGACAATGGCTCGGCACAGCCCATCGGCGGAATCGCGCGGCAGGCGCGGGTGTCCGTTCGCGGCGACATCATGACGGTTAGCGTCTCGAGCGACGAGATGATCGCCCTGCCCAGGATTGGGCAGCCGTTCGAGCTGTTCGGCGCAACTTGGGAATTCGTCAAAACGACGGTTCGCACCAGGGACCTGGTGACGTTTACTTGCAGGAGGATTGTCGGTGGCTGACAACATCACCGCGCCAGCAACTGGCGTCGTTCTCGCAACCGACGACGTAGGCGGCGTCCAGTATCCGCGCGCCAAGCTTGCGCTTGGCGCCGACGGTGCCGCTGTCGACGCCATCGGTGGCGCCGGGGCCGTCAGCGCGGCTGTCCAGCGCATGACGCTGGCCAGCGATGACCCTGCCGTCGCGGCATTGACCGCAATTCAGGGCTTTGTGGACGGGCTCGAGACTCTCGCGGCCGCGACCAACGCCCTCCTAACGACGCAAAACGGTTACCTGGACGGTGTCGAAGCTCTTCTCGGCGCAGCGACCCCGGCTGGCACTGCGATCATCGGCAAGGTTGGCGTCGATCAGACGACGGACGGCACGACCAACAGGGTCAATGTCGATGCCTCGCTCAAGAGTGGCACAGCGACGCGCACCACGGTCAATTCTGGCATCGCCTCAGCGCCGATTCTCGCGGCGAACCCGGCGCGAAAGGGAGCGACGATCTACAACAGCGATGCGAATGCGCTGTTGCTCGACCTCTCTGGCGGCGCGGCGGCGGCTACGCGGTGCCAGGTGCGGCTGCCGCAATATTCGAGTTACGAACTCGGGTCGGGCTACACCGGCGCGATTACGGGAATCTGGGAAGCTGACGGATTCGGCATTGCCGACGTAGTCGAGTTCACCTGATCAGCCCCCTCCAAGTCCTCCCTAGCTCCCGACAGGATGACGTTATGGCCGAAGGCACGACCGCCGAAGACCTGGCTGGCGAAGCTTGATGCGCCGATTTTCGGGCCGGTTCTTCGGCCGCGGCACGCGGCTGATCCACAGCGGCGGCGCCCTCGCGGCTGCGGCTCCGACCGCCCCTGTCCTCGCCAATGCGGATGGATGGACCACTGGCGACAACCCGCCGACGTGGACCACGACCTACCCGTCATACATCGATTACAACCCGGATGACGGCACTGGCGATCAGGCACGCGCCCTCTGGCGGATAGGCGGCACAGGCGCATGGGCAACTGAGGATTGGGTACCGCTCAACCTTGGTGCCGAAGTGACGGGCATCGAATGGCCGTTGCTCGGTGAGGCCAATTTGAGCGCCGGCGGGTTGTTTGAGGTTTACGAGGAACTGGGCCGCGATATCGGCCTTGGCACACAAGTAATTTCGGCGGCATCGAACACCTGGAGCGATACACTGAACGCGCAGGCCGCGCCCGCGACATATACGCACGGTGGCAAGGCCACTTCGGCATCGAGTTCAACGGCAGTGAGTTTCACGACGCGACCCTTCACGGCAGGCAAAGCCGTTGTGTGGCTGACCTGCTTCTCCAATGCTGGCGGGACAGTCGATTCGGCCCCAACCAGTCTGACCCTGACGCCCACAGGCGGCGGCTCGGCTGTTACTTTGACGAAACTGGGCTCAGGTGGGCAACAGGTGGGCCGAGCGTTTGCGATCTATGCCAGCGCAACGGACATAGCTGCGGGCAACTACGACGTGACCGGCACCCGCCCGGCCGCCGCGCGTTCCAACGTGCTGTTCTTCGGCTCGCTGAAAGGCAACAGCACGCCGACCAGTGGCCCGACCTTTACGACAGGGACGAGCGAAGGCAATCCGCACGCTACGGCGTCGCTTACCTGCCCGCCGAGCGGCTTGCTGCTCGGCGCCTTCGTGTTGGGGAACTCGATCACGGCTACCGCTAACTCCGGCACGACTGTCATCGATCAGATATTCTTCAACAGCGAGGAAATGTTCATCCTCGCATCGAGCGCCACCACCGGGGCGATCTCGATCAATGCCACACCGAATAACAGTTATAGCAACGGCCGCGCCGTCGTGGCCTTCCAACCGTGAGAAATGCAATGAAACTATTGCTTGTCGCCTTACTGGCGCTCATTGCCTCTCCGGCTGCGGCGCAATCGTGGACCGTGGGTAATCAGGGCGTCGATTGGCTCCACGGTTATTCATCCTATCCGTTATATCCCACCCAAAACGCTCCGGCAGATACTTACGAACCGGCCGAAGTTGCCCTGCCCGCCGATGTCACGGAAAGCGATTGGCTGCTTTCAACGGGCGATATGCTGGAAGTGCTTCACACCGGAGACACACGGGTACTCAACAAATACGTCAAGGCGGCTGCTGGTTCAGAGGCGTCATTCGAGAAGAAAATCCGCATCACCTGCCAGGTGTCCACCGTCAAGCAGAAGGACAACATCCTCGGCTTCGGCGTGGCGAAGTTCGGGCACTACCACCTGGGTTCCGGCGCGGTGAACTGGGACGAAAACAGCACCTACACGACGCTAAGAACAGACCCGGACTCGACTTGCACGGGCGGCCCGCTGAATGCGACGAACTACATGGAGCCGATCATGGAACGGCAATTGTCCAATGGGGCGATTGTTGGGGTTCGGCCGCAAAGCCAGGCTTTCTATTACATCGAGGGCACCCAGGACCAAGCCAATATCGACACGTATCTACGGCGGGGGATGAAATTCATCCTGGGCGGCAATCCGAAGGACTTCAACGACGAGGCTAGGCGCGCAATCTATAGCGCGGCTTCGCTTGTCTATCCCGGCACAACCACCACCCCGGCCGGGTTTGCCGGGTACTACTGCATCATCGCGGACGGCAGCACTGCCACGGTCGCGATCACCAAGGACCGCTTCAACGGAGTGACAGGGTATTCCCGGTTCCTCAAGGACGAGGACGGGAACGATCCTTGGGGCGGCAATTGCACGGGCACACAAGCTGTCCCAGCGCAGATGGTTGCCAACCTCAAGGCCCCGCAGTGCTGGGACACGTATAATCTTACCTCGCCCGACGGGCGCGGGCACTTTTGGTACGCCGCCTATCTCCCTGCGGACCAGGTGCCGGGCCACGAAAAATGCCCCAAAACTGCCGGAGGAAGCGACTACTCGCGAGTGCCCCAGCTCACGATCAAGAACATCTACAACGTCCTCGGCTTCGCTGACTACGGCAGCATGTATCTATCGAGCGACCGCATGGACCCGGCGATGACCGTGACCAGTGGCTGTACCAACGATCCCGTAACGCATGGCGATAGCTGCTCGCTCGATCCGTGCCGCAAGATAAGCGCGAACTTCTGCAATGGGGCAACGCTCCATGCCGACTACACCTTCGGATGGCGAGGCCCCAACGTGTTCGAGCAAATGGAGCGCGAGTGCCTCGGGATTACCGTGCGCGGGGTGGCGCCGACCAATGGGCCAGCGGAGTGCGACAGCTCGCAAGTCGATCGGTATCATAACCTCGTGTATGGCCCATCGCCCGAAACCAAGTACTCAGGTGGGTGTGCGTCGATCCTCGCGTGCTACAATGCATCGCCGGGCAACCCGCTGGGGCAGTACATGTCGGTGCCTGGGATGGCGCAAACGAATGTGACGATAGGACATCCTCACGGCATGTAAGCGAGTGCGAGCCTTTGCTTCCGCCGACGCATTGCCATTCCCATTGCTCCAAAGGCAATGAGCATCAGCGCCCACGTCGATGGCTCCGGCACGCCGCCTGGAGCGTAGGTGTAAGTGAGTTGATAGAGCGAAAAATCGCAGCTGCGGTAGCTTGTGCATAGAACGGGCGAAGCATTCCTGATAGTGCCACCGTTCGTAGTCCGAAACAGGCCGTCCAGACTCTCGTCATAAAGCCCTGGGCCAGAGCTAGTTAGATATTTGCGGTATTCTGGGAATGGCGGGTTTACGAACGCTAGTGGGTTGAACTTGTATGCTTCTGCTGGCCCCGTGAAATTAACCTGGAAATAGTCGTAAGAGCCCATGAGGGCGTCTGAATAAGCCAGCGTTAAGTCGGCTTCGCCCTTCGCGGTAAGTCCCGCGCACACCGCGCAATTTGGCGCGCTGCTCGTGTCCCACGCGACAGAAGCGGTATCCAAATGGCCTGGATAAATGGCCTGAAATTCCCGCGTGAAGTTGGGCGTCACCTGAAGCTGGACGCTCTCCAGCGTGCCAAGCGATGAATCGAAGTAGGTGAAGCCCTGGTCCGCTAGGGGGGTATCGTACTGTACATAAGTTGCCGGAAGAATGATTGCGGCCGCGCTCGCCGGCTGAACCCAAAGCCCGGCAACCGCCGCCGACAACACAGCTACGCGCATGATGATTCCCCCCTGTTTGACGTCATGGGATCACGCGCGCGCGAGTCGTAGCAAGCGAAATTCGGAGGGAGGCTTTCATGGCTCTAGCCGCGGGCACTCTCGATCGCCGTCTTCGCATCGAGCGCCCAATCGCGGACGAAAGCCTCGATGGCGCGGGCTCAGGCACGTGGGAGCTTGTCGCGGAAGTCTGGGCCCAGGTGCGCCACGCGCTGCCGAGCCGCGGCGAGCGCCTCGCCGACGGCATCAATCTCGCCGCTCGGCCTGCCCGGGTCCGAATCCGCTACAGAACGGATGTGACGCCCAACATGCGCTTCGTCATGGGCACGCGTGTGATGACCATTGTCGCGGGCCCGGCCGAAATCGGCCGACACGAGCTGCTGGAATTCATGGTCGAAACCGACACACCGGCGGGGAGTTCCGCCTGACATGCCGACCGTGCGGGGCAAGGCAGAGGTGGCGCGCTACATCGCCCGTACGCCTGCGGACATCGAGTCGAAGATCCTGCGCGGCGCAGCTCGTGCTGCCGCCAACGTGGTCGCCGACGAAGCGCGAGAACGCTGCATCTCGCGGCAGGTGGCAGAGGCGATCAAGGTGGCGTCCAGCAGTGACGAAGGGCGCGTTATAGCCAAGGTGCAGGTCAAAGGCAGGGCCGCGTTTATCGCGCCGTGGCTTGAGTATGGCACCGCGCCGCACTTTATCAGCGTGGCCGAGGATCAGCGTCAAGGACGTGGAATCCGGCTTATTAACAAGATGCACAAGGCTGGCTCGCTGGTCATCGGCGGGAAGTTCGTCGGTCCCACGGTTTTTCATCCAGGCGCGCGCCCGCACCCGTTTCTGCGGCCAGCGCTTGACGTGAAACAAGGCGAGGCCATCGCCGCGGCCCAGGCGTACATCGACGCCAGGGTCACTCCCCAAGGCATCGTCGGCCCAGATGAACCGGAAGGTGACGATCAGTGAGCGGTGTCGACATCGTCGGGGCGCTGCTGCGCGCCGACGCAAACGTAACAGCGATGATACCGGCAGCCTCCATCAAGGCCGGAAGGCTGCCAGACGACGTCTCCCTACCCGCGCTCCTGGTGCGCAAAACCAGCGGCGTCGATCGGCAGACACTCAAGCGCGGCGCCACGCGGCGAACCACCGATCGCGTCTCCGTGACGGTACGCGCAGCCAACTATCGTGACCAGGTCGCCGCAATGAGCTTGGTCCGCGCCTCCTGCGCGGGGCGCACCGGCGACATCGGCGGCGGGACGAATGTCGCCATCCTGACCGCCGGCACCGGGCCCGACGTGAATGGGCCCGGCGACAGCTTCGAACAGACCCAAGATTTCAAAGTGTCTTTCGACGAGCCCACTTAGGAGAGAGCCAATGCCATCGACTACCAAAGGCGTCCCCGTTCGGACCTTCCGCGACGCCGGCACCACCGAGACTTTCAAGGCCGGCGAAGTTTACGACTTCGAGTCCGGCGCGTTTACGAACTACAGCGCGGCCGGTCTCGTCCGTGAGCCGGATGGCAACGAGGCGCGCCGCACTGTTGCCGATCCCATTGTTTCGCCGGCCGCCGATCAAGCTCCGGCCGACATCGAGGATAACCAGCCCACGGGCTAAAAGATTCCGCTCGATCCTCGGGCTGAATAACTGCCGGCCGAGCCGGCTCGCCACCAAGGAGTAATATCATGGGTTCCACCACTTCGGCGGGCTCGGCGCTCGCCATTTCTGTCGCCACGCCTGCCACCTTCGACGCCGCCGGCTACGCCGCTTTGACGTTCACCGAGATCGGCTCGATCGACAAGATCGGCTCGCTGGGCTCGAGCTTTGCCAAAGTCGAGTTCAAGCCGCTCAAGGGAGCGACGCAGAAGCACAAGGGTAGCGTCGATTACGGCACGCTGCAGCCGTCGATGGCCTACGACGAAGACGACGCCGGCCAGACGCTGCTGCGCACCGCAGCCGACGATGCGACTTCGACGCTCTACTCGTTCGAGGTCACCTACCCGACCGGTTCCAAGCGCTACTTCCAGGGCCGTGTCTTCGGCAACCCCGAGACAGTCGACGGCCCCGATACGATCCTCATGGCCGCGCCGTCGGTCGAGATCTGCACGGCGATCGTCAAGGTGGACGCAGCCTAGTCCAGAATTCCGGCCACGGAGCCGGTTCACAGGCGTCACCCGCTCCGTTCGTCGCGGTCGAGCGGGCGGGTGGCGCACCTTACCGCGAAAGGTAAAATACCATGTTGGATATCACCACCCAGGCCGTGGACGACACGGCGACGATTCATTTGAAGAGCGCTGCCGGCGAGCTGCTCTATGCCGACGCTGAGCGCACCAAGCCCGTTCAGATCGTGATCTATGGCCCTGGCAGCAAAGCCTACGGTCTCGTCGAAGCGCGCCAGTCCTCGCGCGCTGTTAAGCGCATGCAGGACAATGACGGCAAGATCACAGTCGCGCCGTTCGAGGATCGCATCCGCGAAACGGCGGAAGACCTGGCCGCGATCACCGTGCGGTTCGAGAATTTCAGCTACCCGCCGTCCGGAAAGGCGGAGGGCGCCGAGCTGTTCACGGCCGTCTATGCCGATCAGAAGATCGGCTTCATCGCCAAGCAGGTGGCAAAATTCGTCGCCGATTGGGGAAACTTCAAAGCCGCCTCGCCCGGGAGCTGACGCTCTTCGTGCGGCAGATGGCGTGGCTCCATGCCACGCCCAAGCCGCCCGCAGGTTCGAGGCGGGCGAAGATGATCGAGCAGGCGGAGAAGATCAGCCGCCTGGACCGAATGAAGAAGGACGGCATTGTCCCCGCAATGCCGCCGAACCCCGTCCCTCACATCATCGCCCGGTTAGTCGAGATAGGCATCACCGAAACGAACGGGATGGGGCTAGCTCCGCTCAGCTGGCGAGAAATCAGCGAGTGGCAGCGCAATACGGCCGTCTCCCTCGCCCCATGGGAAGCGCGGCTTCTGCGGCAACTCTCGCTGGCCTACATCGGCGAAAGTCGAAGAGCAGAGGCGGAAACATGCCCTCCGCCATGGCGAGCCGAGGTCTCCCAGCGCGAACGCGAGGTGGACGAGGCAAAACTTCGCATAGTGCTCGGCTAAGTGGGCGTGTATGTCCTCGGTGGACCGGGGGGAAGATGCGCTCACTCGCTTTAATACTCGCCTTGCTCGCGGTGCCCGCGGCAGCCGAAGAAACCGTCGGGCCCTGGACGGTTTCGCAGATTGATATCGGCTGCGTCGCCAGCACCGAATATTCGGGCGCTGGCGCCAAGCCCACCACGCTGGCGCTGGGGACTTCGACAGAGCAGAAGCCGATTATGATCATCGGCAATGAGGGATGGAGCACCGAGGAGGGCAAGAGCTACGAAGTCCTCCTGCTTGTCGACGACGACCTATTTGAGGGCCGCGCGACCGGTGCTCCTGGCCACACTCTCCTCTTCATCTTACCCCCTCGCGTGATGAATGCGATCTCGAAGGCCTCTCGGTTGGTTCCCGCGCTCAAAATCGACAATGACCACGAAAAGCTTCTGGATTCCTTGACGCTGAAGGGCAGTGCGGCCGCGATTGAGAGAACTAGCCGATGCGCATCGAAGATGGCGACCGCTGCTAAGGCAGCGCAGCAGCGCGCTTCGATAATCCCGCCCGATCCCTTCAAGCAGTAAAATCTAACCGCCGAAGATCAGTTCTTTAGCATCCCCCGCTTCTGCGGGGTTTTTGCATTTGGGAGACGCGCATGGCCGATGACGGCTCCCCGACCCTCGAAGTCGGCTTCGCGATCGACACAGGCGGGTCGTTTTCTGAGCTTGCTCAGCTCCAGCAGGCAATGGACTCGACCGAAGCGAAGGTGCTGGCCGACGCCGCCAACATCGAGCGCGCGACCGGCGGCATGCTCAACCTCGGGGGCGCCACCGCTCAGATCACCAGTTTCGGGGCTGCCTCAACCCAGGCGGGCGCTACGTCCGCTGCAGCTATAGCGCGAGCTGAGAAGGCCGGCGAAAGCCTATCGCGCCAGATGGAGCGGCAAATCTCGACCTTCGGGATGAGCCGTACCGCCGCAGCTGCGCTGCGAGCCGAGCAGAACGGGTTGACCGAGTTGGCCGGGCGCCTCCGCGACCAAGAAGCCACTCTTGTCGCCATGCGCGGGAAATCGGCCGCTGCGATGCGGGACGAGGCCGCCGCTACGCGCGCTTTCTCGACCACTGGAGCCGTCTCGATGGCGGCTGGCGCTAGCGCTGCGACGGGCCTTGCCGGCGGTATGGCCGGCCTCGGCCGATCCACGCAGGCTGCCCAGATCGAAATGCTCGAGATGACCCACATCGCGCGCAATTTGACTGAGCAGATTGCCACCGGCGTCAATCCCTTCCGGGCCCTGACGATGGAGTCGGGGCGTCTGATGACGGCGATCCAATATGGCGGCGCCGGCATCGGTGGCTTCGTGAAGCAGTTCGCGGGCATGCTCGGCATTATCAAAACCGTCCAAAACGCCGAACTAGCGGAGGCTGCGGCGAGCACGGCCGCGTCGGCCGCTGCCATCAGGGGCTTCGCTGAACGCGCCCAGGCAGGGATGGCTACCGCCGCCGTCGAAATCGAGCTTGCGCAAGCTGCCCAGCGGGTGGCGACCACGGATGTGGAGGCAGCCGCTGCTGCGGACAGCTTGGCTGCTGCTTACGAGGCGCAATCGGTGGCCGCGACGCAATTGACGATCGCTCAGGAGGCGCTGGTAGGAGCAGAAGCGGGTGCGGCCGAGGCCGCCGCTGCTTCGGAAGCCGCTACAGTCACTATGATAGGCGCCACTACGGCTGTCCTCGCTCCGTTCATAGTTGCTGCGGGTGTGGCTTTCGGCGCCTTCAAGATGTTTCAGTCACAGGTCAAGGATAGCGGCGAGCTCACCCGCTACCGCGACAGTCTGGGTCTGACGCACAAGCAGATGCTTCAGCTCAGCGATGGCGTCGACAAGGCGGGCGGCAAGATAAAGGAATTGACCGGCGTCACGATCACGGCCGGCGATATGATGGCTGGCCTGTGGCAGACGATCAAGGATGGCGCCAGCGGGAGCGCGGGCGCCGGGGCCTGGGAAAAGATCAAGGGCTACGCTAGCGACGCCTTCGGATATGTACTGAAGGCCTGGAACATCACCTCGGCGGGCATCACGGCCGGCATCTACGGCACGTTCAATGCCGTGAAGATCATCTGGAACAACTTCCCAGCAGTCTTCGGCGATCTGTTCGTCCAGGCGGTGAATGCCGCCATCGGTGCGCTCAACGTGCTCGTGAAGCACGGGACCGACCTCCTCAATGATTTCATCCATGCTGCGAACAAGATCCCGGGCGTCAACGTCGGCGACGTTACAGCACCACAGATCGGGCTGATGGACAATCCCAATGCTGGCGCTGCCACCAAGGCAGCCGCCGCCATAGGAGACGCTTACAAGAAGGCCTACGCCGACGCTAAGAAGTCAGATGCCGATTTTTGGCACCAGGTCGGCGAGAACGCCAAGCAGCACGCCAAGGATCGCATGAAGGCCGAGGCGGACGCGCTGAAAGCGAACGCTACACCGAAAAGGGCCAAGACTGACCCCAACATCAAAGCGGAAGCCGAACTGCAAGCCGCCATCAAAGGCCAGTGGGCATTGGCTGCCGCCTATCAGGTCAGTGACGCCGCGGCGATGAAGGCCGAAGCACTCCAGAAGGCCGAAGAGGACGCGATCAAGCATAAGGGCGAAACCGGCGTCTACTACGAGTTGGAACTGCAAAAGGCTGTGGCCACGACGGCCGCTGAGGGCGCGAAGCACATCGCCGACCTACGAGCCCAGGCTGCCGCGCAGAAGGAAGTAAACGACGCGGTTGCCGCCGGCACGCTGCCGGCCTCGCAAATGAGCCAGGCGCTTCAGGCGATGACCGAGAAACGCCAGTTGCTGGCCGCTATAAGTGTTGCGGCACAGCAGGGCGATCTTGCTGCTTGGATCAAGCTTAACGCTGAACTGCAAAATCTGACGAAGACGCAAGCCGACGCCAATGCTGAAGCGAACCGGGCGCAGGTTCTCGCCTCTACAGGCGCGGGCCAGGACCAGATTGCGCAGCTCCAGCTGCAGCTATCCCTGATCGGGGCGACGAACAAGGAGCGCGCCGTCGCCATCGCGCAGCTTCAAGCCGAACAGTTCCTTGCCGCACATCCTCTGGCGGACGCTGCTGCTGCCCGAGCTTACATCGAGGGGCAAAAGCAGATTGCCGCACTCACCGACGATCTGACGACGGGTAACGACAAGTTCAACAAGTCGCTTTCCTACACTGCCGATTTGCTCGGACTAATCCACGATCGAACCCAGACGATCGCGTCAGCTCTCTCGGACGCCTTCGGAAACATCGGCAGCGGCCTTGGACAAGCTATGACGGCGATGAGCACCTATGCGGCGCAGCAAGCGAAGCTGGACCAGGACCATAACGCGGCCGTCCGAGCCGGATTGTCGGACGAGAAGGAGCTCAATCTCTACCGCCAGGCATCGCTGAACAATCAGGTGGCCGGTACTGCGCAGATGATTGGCGGCCTCAAAACGATGTTCGCAGAGCATAGTGCGGGCTATCAGGCGATGACGGCCGCCGAGGAGGCGTTTGCCGTCATTCAGGCAGTAAACACGATCAAGAGCGTTGCCGCTGGCGCGGCCAAAATGTTCAGCCAGCTCGGCATCTTCGCCTTTCCGGTCGTCGCCGCCATGGTGGCGGTTATGGCCGGATTTGGGTTCAGGGGCAGTAGCACTCAGGCCGCGCCTACATCGTCTGCTGATCTGCAAAAGGCCGCAGGCACCGGAACGGTGCTGGGCTCGCCGAACGACAAGAGCGCGAGCATCGCGAACAGCCTCAGCCTGGTTGCGAAGAACACCGCAGGCGATCTTCAATACAGCAGTCAGATGCTCAGTTCGCTCAAGTCGATCGATGCGTCGATCGGCGCAATGGCTGCGACGGTGGCGAAGCAGATCAATGTCTCGGGCTCGCTATTCGACACGACCAAGCTCAACATCGGATCGTCGGGCAGCGCGGGCTTCCTCGGCCTGTTCTCCTCGTCCACGACCCGCACGCTGTACGATGCCGGCATTACCCTGGCTGCCACCACCGTGGGCAAGATCATCACGAGCGGCATCGCCGGACAGACCTACCAGATTGTCCAGCAGGTGAAGAAGTCGTCCGGCTTCCTGGGCATCGGGGGCGGCACCAAGACGAGCTATCAAACAACCACGGGCGCGCTGCCGTCGGACATCACCGCCTCCATCCAAAGTGTGATCGGGGCGCTCGAAAACGGCATTGTTACTGCAGCCGGCAGCATTGGCATCAGCGGCGCCAAGGCGATGCTCGACAATTTCAACGTCAACATCGGCAAGCTCAGTTTCAACGGCCTGGATGCGCAGGGGATCGAGGACCAGCTCAACGCCATTTTCTCATCGGTCGGGGACCAGATGACCGCCGCTGTGCTGCCGGGCATCGCCAAGTTCCAGAAGGTGGGCGAGGGCTTGTTCGAAACGCTTGAGCGCGTCGCGTCCACGGTCGTGTCGGTCGATGCCGAGTTCAAGAAGCTCGGCCAGACCAGCACTACTATGGGCATCGACGTCGACATGGGCGTCGCGAGCATGTTCGACAGTGTCAGCGACTTCACCAGCGCCGCCGACGCCTATTTCCAAACGTACTACAGCACGGCCGAGCAGACCGCCGCTCAAACGGCCGAACTGCAGCAGGTGTTCGCCAGCCTGAACCTGACGATGCCAGACTCGCTTGCGGCGTTCCGCAGCATGGTCGAGGCTCAAGACCTTACCACGACGGCAGGTCAGCAGACGTACGCCACGCTCCTCAAGATCGCTCCGGCCTTTGCCGACCTTCAGCAGGCGCTGAACGGGGCCAAATCGGCCGCTGACGTACTCAGCGAACGGCAGAACCTGCTAAATCAGCTGTGGCAGCTGCAGGGCAACACGGCCGCCATCCGCGCCGCCCAGCTCGCCAGTCTGGACGCAAGTAATCGCGACCTTCAGGAGCAAATCTACGCCCTTCAGGACGCGCAGGATGCCGCCAAGGCCGCGCAAGACCTGGCCGACGCCTGGAAGTCGGCCGGCAGTAGTATTCTCGACGAGATCAACCGGATTCGTGGCCTGTCGGACTCGACCGGTGCGACCAGCTTCGCTTCCGCCCTCGGCCAGTTCAATGCCGCCACCACGGCGGCGCGCGGCGGCGATCAGACAGCGGCGCAGAGTTTGCCACAATTGTCCCAGGCGCTGCTTACTGCGGCAGAGGCCGCCGCGACGAGCCGTCAGGAGCTGGACCGGATACAGGCGCAGACCGCCGCGAGCCTTGAGGCGACTTACGGCATGATCAGCGGGCTCAGCGGCACGGCTGCGCCAGCGTCGACCACTGACCTTCTCTCTGCGGCTGGGGCGAGCCAGGCCGCCGCGGCAAGCGCCAACGACAACACGACCAATGCGCTTTCGGCCAAGCTCGATGCACTGCTCAATGAAATCGAACAGCTGCGTAGCGACAATAACGCCGGCCACGCCACTACTGCCGGCAACACCGGGTCGATCAAGCGCTCACTCGACAACGTAACCGCTCAGGGTGGCGGCATGGCGATCTCGACCACGGCGGCGGCAGCATGAAGGTCGTAGTAGACGGTGAGACCATCGACCTCGGCGTAACCGAGGCCACGCCCACCATTGGAATCACCGACTTTAGCCGGCGGGTCACCGACGATTTCGGCGTGACGACCGT